TATACCAGAACTACCTGCACTACCGCTAGTTCCTGAACTACCCGAACTACCACTTGTTCCTGCACTACCCGAACTACCGCTTGTGCCCGAACTTCCAGATGAACCGGAACTTCCGTCTATACCAGAACTACCTGCACTACCGCTTGTACCAGATGATCCTGAACTACCTGATGTACCAGATGAACCTGCACTGCCACTTGTTCCTGCACTACCAGATGAACCAGAAGTACCAGATGAACCTGCACTGCCTGATGTTCCAGATGGCGTGGATAAAGTTGTGACCACATAAGAATATGTAGCATCTTCAGTATAAAAAGTTACAAGCCTATTGAGAGGATCATTGTTATTTACATAAACCCTAATTATTAATCTGTCCGTTAAGTCCAAAATATTGGTAGGAACAACACCATTTGCTTTTGTTTCAACAGGTGTTGTGTTATTTCCATTCCAACCTATTTTAACACTATCTGATGTGAATAACAAAGTTTCTGTACCACCAGATTCTCTTTTTGTTATTGTGAAATAATATTCACAATCAGAAAGGTCTGTAGGTTTAGTCCAATAAACATAACTGTGCCAAATACCATTTGGTATAATCAAAACATTTGGATCTCCAACATCAGTAATGAACTCACCAAACAATACATCTTGTTGATTTGATGTCAAAGTAATTGCGACCGTTTGCTGACCAGCACCTGTCGTAAAACGACCTAATTCTTTATATGTTAAAGGACTTTGAGTTACCGAATAATTCAAAAAGTAATTTTGTCCGCCTGACACACCATCAATGCCGGATGAACCTGCACTACCTGATGAACCGGATGTACCAGCAGAACCAGATGTTCCTGCACTACCAGATGATCCTGATGTACCAGAACTTCCAGATGAACCGGAACTTCCATCTATACCTGAACTACCTCCACTACCACTTGTGCCAGATGAACCTGCACTACCGCTAGTTCCTGAACTACCTGCACTACCACTTGTGCCTGATGAACCTGCACTACCGCTAGTTCCTGCACTACCAGATGATCCTGATGTACCAGAACTACCAGATGAACCAGATGTTCCTGCACTACCCGAACTACCACTTGTACCAGAACTTCCAGATGAACCGGAACTTCCATTTATACCAGAACTACCAGAAGATCCTGATGTACCTGCACTGCCAGAACTACCACTAGTTCCTGCACTACCAGATGAACCCGATGTACCTGCACTACCAGATGAACCTGAGCTACCATTTATACCAGAACTACCAGATGAACCAGATGTACCCGCACTGCCAGAACTACCACTAGTTCCTGCACTACCAGATGAACCCGATGTACCTGCACTACCAGATGAACCAGAACTTCCCGATGTACCTGCACTACCAGAAGAACCAGAACTTCCATTTATTCCAGATGAACCAGAACTTCCTGATGTACCTGCACTACCAGAAGAGCCTGAACTTCCATTTTCACCAGAAGAACCAGAACTTCCATTAATCCCAGATGAACCAGAACTTCCCGATATACCTGCACTACCAGAAGAACCTGAACTTCCATTTATCCCAGATGAACCTGAACTTCCATTTATTCCTGATGAGCCTGAGCTTCCATTTGCACCAGAACTTCCTGATGAACCTGATGTACCTGCACTACCAGATGATCCTGAAGTTCCACTTGTTCCAGAAGTTCCACTAGCACCATCTACCCCAGATGTACCTGCTGAACCAGAGCTTCCGTTAACTCCAGAACTACCAGAAGATCCCGATGTACCTGCACTACCAGATGAACCCGATGTGCCTGCACTTCCTGCACTACCCGATGAACCAGAACTGCCGTTTGCACCAGAACTTCCTGAACTACCCGATGTGCCTGCACTTCCTGCACTACCAGATGAACCAGAACTTCCGTTTATACCAGAACTTCCTGAACTACCCGATGTGCCTGCACTTCCTGCACTACCCGATGAACCAGAGCTTCCGTTTACACCAGAACTTCCTGAACTACCCGATGTACCTGCACTACCAGATGAACCAGAACTTCCTGAACTACCCGATGTACCTGCACTACCAGATGAGCCAGAACTGCCGTTTGCACCAGAACTTCCTGAACTGCCCGATGTACCTGCACTACCAGATGAACCAGAACTTCCGTTTTCACCAGAACTTCCTGAACTACCCGATGTACCTGCACTACCAGAACTTCCTGATGTACCTGCACTACCCGAACTACCGCTAGTTCCTGAACTACCCGAACTACCACTTGTACCAGAACTACCTGCACTACCACTTGTTCCAGAAGAACCATTTGCGGGAACAATCCCCAATGCTTTCCAATAACTACCTTCCCATTCCCATGTTTTCGAATCATAGGTATAGGTTTGACCTATAGTTGGATTTATTGGAAAATTTATTGGCATTTTTTAATCAAAGTAATTTATGTTTATTGAAGTTCTGAATTTGCTATTATTTGAAAGTGGAGTAACACAAAACCAAACAGTATCTTGGTTTCCACTTATTCCAACTCCGGGTTTTATTGAATTATCTTTATAATCAAATTTATCTGTTCCTAAACTTCCTGCTTTACCTATATAGTTAGAAATAATATGACCAGCTGAAGTAACCGTAATAGTTCCATTACCAACAGCATATTGTATTGATGAATTATTTACATCAGTATATGAAGGTTGAGAACTTAAAGTTGGATTAAACTGTATACTTGCCAAATAATTATCGTTTGTTGTTTGTAAAACAGCCACATAATCAATTATAGCGTTTGAAAATGTAGAACCAGTTTTTAATCTATATCCTATTATAGGATATGTAACTCCTGAAGTAGAACATGTTATCTCAGTAGCATTACTTAATCCAACTGTTTTATTTAGTGAGTTTAATGATCCTTCGATACTTACTTGAGAACATATCTGATTGAATTGTCCAGCACCACCAGAAGATCTTATTTCATATCTTATAGGCTGATTTGGAGAAACCATATATACATTATCCAAATGACCAGTACCAGAATGCTCAGCAAAGAAATAAGTTATACCACTTAAATTTAATCCGAATCTAACTCGTCCTACTCCAAGCCATTGAAAATCCACTAAACAAAGATTTGTTTTACTCCAATCTAATGCTGTAATGTCAAATTCATTATTATTCCAAGAATCAGTTCCACCACTAAAAATTTGAGTACCTTTCTTCCATATTTGAAATGATATTGAATTATCAACTCCATTTGATTCTAAAAAGAATCCATCTAGAGTTGATGAATATGGTATATCAAAAGAAGATGAAAAATATCCGACCCTTTTTATAACGTCAGATTCAATATTAAAATCAGAAAAACTAGCTTCAAACAATTGACCCTTTCCGGGTTGATATATTCCTCTATATTTCGATTGTCTAATTACAAGATCTCCAGAACCAAAAACATTCATATTAATTTCTGAGTTATTGGAATTAAAAGCAGAGGTAGAAGAACCACTAATAATTTCATCTACCAATAGTGGTTGTTTATCAGATAAATATTTTAATTCTAAATAACTAGTAATTTCAGAAACTCGAAGTCTACCGAATGCATCTATTGTTGCATTATCTGCGAATGAAACTGTTGAATTGCTATTGAATATGTAACTCATTTATTTTTTATATTATATACCAGTTATTTGATCTTGATATTACTTGTAAAGCCATTTTTGATATTGCCATATCCACATAATTATTTCCATCTATATTTTCTCCTGTTGCTCCAGATATTCTTATTCTTTTTCCTAATTGATTACAATTTCCTAATTCATCTTTTATAGTTAATTTTTTACCATCTAAACCAGTGCAAGACGGTAAGTATAAATTTACTGCCCCATCATAAATAATTCCATAATAAAAATAATCGAATGATAAATTAAAAGAGTTTACATTTATTTCATAAGTTCCGTAATTTTCATACTGTGGTGTCGCAGCAAAAATCTCAACCCATTGGGAAGAATTACCATCATCTATGTAAACAAACTCTAAACCGTTAACTGTATTGAACCATCTATCTCCATCGTATAGTGGAGAATTTGTAGTTCCAGATGGTGCAATGGTTTGGATATAATAGTTATTTATTCCGGATGTTGAAATAATTACAGTATCAGAGGTTCCTGTTATTGAAACTTTTGTTCCAGCAGATAAGGTTTTAAATTCTAATAAATCATTATTTTTCTGAGCAAAAATTCCAGTTGATCCTGATCCTATATTTGTTCCACTGTAAGGGAATATATTTTGTAAAGGAGTTGATCCTGAATAAAAAGTAAATCCAGTTATTGAACTTCCAGAAATTGAAGGTACGTTTAATTGACCTGTCAAAGTCCCACCACTTATTGGTAAGAAATTACCCAACACTCCAATCGAGGATGCGTCTCGGTATTCAATTACATTTGTTGTGTTATTATAAACAAGTACATAATTAGATGAATTATTGTTATTGGGTGTATTGGTTAAATAAAAAGTATTAGCTGATAAATTAGACAAAAAGTTAGTATCTCCAGATACTGTACCTCCGCTAAATTGTGAACCACCAACAACAGGTATTATGTAATAACCGGACATCTATTCTATTTATAAATTATTAATATCTTGATCTATGAATATTTCAATTCCCCCTAAGCTAGGTATGGATATTTTTTTTCCATCGTCAAAAAACAATTCAAATTCTCCTTGAAATTTACCACTCATACTTGTATCCCCTTCCAACCAAGTATATTGAACTGTTCCAGCTGATGCATTAATTACTTGAGCCGTATTAGAAGCTATTACAACAGAACCACACTCATCTATCATTGAAAATGTGCAACCTGTTACATTAGACAAATCAAAAGGTATAATGGCATTTATACAACTTCTTGTTTTAATGTTTATTTGCAAATCTGGCAATGTATCATTTCTTTTTATTATAAATGGTTTTTGGTTCATCTTAATTTATTTTAATTTCATAATCTAAAGGAACAGAATTGCTTATTTCATAATTTATATTTACATATTTAGAAAATTCTATATCCAATTCAGAAATTATATAATTTTTAACAGGATCAAATAAGAATTTAGTTCTCAATTGTTTTACAATTCCATTATTCAAATATTCTACATACCAAATTATTTGATAAACTGTAGGAAACGTGTAAAGAGAACCGTTTAATTCAATATAATAATTACCCAAACTTTCTTGAGTAGTTGTTAAACTTTCAACTACTTGACTTGTACTAAAATTATACGTTGCTGCGGTTAATGAAAATGGGTCAATTAATGTATAATTATCATTTACTCCGTCTATATAATCTATTCTGTAAAATTCCTTATAAATTCTTAATTTTGACATTAATATCTCATTTCAAATAAATAGAATAAAAAAAGGTTTGATGACTATGAGTTATAAAAAAAGCGACACTTTTTCAGTGTCGCTCACAATAAAAAACCGAAAATATTTTATTTTGTTATTATGCTGATAATAAACATCTATCTGGTTGGATTGTGATGCTCACTTTTGCAAGTTCTGCTGCACCATAATCGTAATCATCAAAAGATGCTTTAACTATTTGACATCCAACAAGAGTCCATTTTTCGACTTCTACACCTACTGGATCAAGAGCTTTCAATACAAGGTTTTTCTTGTAACCTACTGCGTAACCCATTTTACCAGTTGTAGATTCAGCATGTAAACGAACCCACTCCATTACTTTCTGAGTCGTAGAAGGTCCGATAACATCGATAAACGTAACATCCATTTCATCCCAAGCGTATTTCGCAGCAATGTATGTTTTAGTATTCATGTAAGGAATATCTACTTTATCTATTGATATCGAAGGCTTCTTGGAAGTCTGTACTAGATAAGATTCAATACCTAATTCCGTAGGAAATTCAAGAACGAATCTGTTTTTCATTTTAGGTTCCTGATCAATTGGAACCGGTCTAAACATTAGTGTTGGCATGATATTTAAGTTTTTATTTATTAATAAATAAAGTAAAAAAAAAAAATTTGAGTTTTTTTTATTTTTTTATGTATATTTACATTAACACAATATTATATATCATATATAAAAACAATGGGAAGACCTAAAATTCAACGAGTTAAAGTTTGTGAAACATGCAAAAAGGAATTCGATGCTGGTAACAAGAAAAACAAAAAAAATTGCAGTGAAAAATGCACTGAATTATATAGAAAAAACCATAAAGACGAAAGGATGAAAAAAATTTTTGATACCATAGAAAAAAAATATGGTAAAAAAAGTTTTTTTGAAACTGATAATTATTATGATAATTTAAAACAAATCAAGAAGGAAAAATACGGAGATGAGAAATATAATAATTATGAAAAAATAAAGAGCTCTTTGAAAGAGAAGTATGATGTAGAACACCCATCTAAAATAAAGGATTATAAAGAAAAATCTGATCAAACAAAATTATTAAAATATAATGATCCAAATTTTAATAATAGAGAGAAAGCAAAAAAAACAACTTTAGATAAATATAAAGTTGATCATCACCTCAAAACTAAAGAGTCCTTAGACAAACTCAAACAAACAAATAGAGATAAATACGGAGTTGATTATACTTTACAAACTGATAAATGCAAAGATAATTTAAAAAAAACAAACCAAAATAAATTTAATTCAGATTATTATTTTAGCTCTGATCTTTATTTGGGCATCCAAAAGCTAAACAAAACAAATAAAATAAAGGAAATTTTAGCTAAAAATGATTTGAAGTTCGATATTAATCAATACAATAAATTAAGAATAAAGACAGATGAAGGCAAATTACACTATTTGAAATATCAACTTACTTGTAAATTATGTGACAATATATTCGAATGGTCTTTTGATTCTATACCAATTTGTAGAAGATGTTATCCATTAACTAGCATTTCAAAACAACAAGGTGAATTCAAAGATTTTTTAGATTCACTAAATCTAGAATATGTTGAGAATACAAAAAAAATTATTGCTCCTCTGGAGTTAGATTTCTACTTACAAGATCACAAAATAGCATTTGAATTGAATGGGAATTATTTTCACTCTGAAATGGGTGGAAACAAACTTCCCAATTATCATTTAAAAAAATCTCAATTATGTAATAATGAAAATATTAAATTGATACATATTTTTGAAGATGAATGGATGTTTAAAAAGGATATAGTGAAAAGTAGAATTAAGAATTATTTGAATTTAACGCCTAATAAAATTTATGCAAGAAATTGTGAAATAAAAGAAATCACATTTATGGAAAAGAAATTATTTTTAGAAGAAAATCATATACAGGGAAATGATGTGAACTTCAAAAGTTATGGTTTATTTTTAAAAAATGAAATTGTTTCAGTAATGACTTTTTGTAAACCTAGACTAGCCCTTGGAAACAAATTAAAAAATAATCAGGACAAAGAAAATTCAGTAGAATTATCTCGTTTTTGCTCTAAAATTGACTATAATATTATTGGGGGTTTTGAAAAACTTTTAAATCATTTTTTAAAAAACAATCCTGAAACTAAAGAGATTTTCACTTATGCAGATTGTCGTTGGAGTGGTTTAAATCCGGAAAATACTGTTTACCATAAATGCAATTTCGAATATATCAATACAACTAAACCTAATTATTTTTACTTCGAAAAAAGTAACTATTTTATAAGATATCACCGTTTCAAATATAATAAACAAAAATTAATAAAATTATTCAATGAAAATTCTGAATTGACTGAATGGCAAATAGCAAAAAAAAATAGAATGGATAGAATTTGGGATTGCGGAAGTATGAAATTTGTACTTCACATATCATAGAAAAGGATTGTTTTCTTTCTTTAAATAGATAATATTTTTCTCTATTTCAGAGCAAATTTCCTCGAATTTTAATATTGAATCTATTTCTAAATTAAACCATTCTCCTAACAAGGCATATTCAAACGAATCAACTTTTTTTGTTCTGAATGACCTATGTAATACTCTTTCAATTTTAGTAGAAAATTCTGAACTATATGTTTTAATTAATTGTATTTGATAAGGACAACCAGTTTGTAATTGACTTAATCTTTTAGTAGCATTTCTGCTTATTCCAATCTTACTTATATTCAATTCAGGAATGAAAAATAAATAAATAATTTTATTTTTATTTGACACATAATAAAAATAATTTATATAAAAAAATAGTGAATACTTTCATACATAAAATAAAAAAAGGGACCTTTTCAGATCCCTTTTCTTTATAAAACTTTTATTTATTAAAAGTCTTCAAAATTAGCACCAGTAGGAAGAACTTGGAAAGTTAAGTCAATGAATTCGAGAGCTGGAGTAGGCTTGATTTGAATCTTACCAGTTAAGGTATTTCTATCACTATCTACAGAAGCATTATTAAAATCGTCAACTACTACTCTGAATCCTGCAAGACCTCTTTGGTTTTGAATTTGTAATAACAAAGGTTCAACTTTAGCTAAGAACTGGTCACGTACAGTCTGATCGTTAGGTTCGAATAACAAGGTCTGAGAAGCTGCAGCAATCAATCTGCGAACTTGCAACAAGAGTCTTCTTACGTTAATTCTATCAAGAGCAGATTGCTTAACCTGAAGAGTTTTTTGACCTTGAATTGTAACACCTTCTTGAATTGTTGTGTTTATAGGGTTGATATTTACATCATAAAGATTATCTCTATCATCTCTAGTTAATTTAACATCAGCTTTCACACAATCAACTTTACCTCTTGTTAAACCAGCAGGTGCAAACCATGGATAAGCAATGTTATCAGTTAATGCTATGCTTTTAACAACTTGAGATGTTGGAGAAGTAAATACAAATTGTTGATATGTAGCGTCGAAAATTTGAATCCAAGGCCAGTATGTTGCTGCATAATTTGAATCTAATCCTACTCCTTGTAAATCGGTTGCTATTGCAGCACTATCTTGAGAACCATCAGATGCATAACGAGGAGCATCTATAATATAAACTGCATCAGCTCTATTTTCAACCATTGTCAATGAATGTTCTACTGATTTATAATGATCAAACCAATTTAAATCAGGAGTGGCAAATAAATTAACATCTACTGTTTCAGGGATTGCCATTAAATCTACAGCATCTTTGAATGCTTGAACGTTGTCTAAATCATTAGCGTCATCAGTAAATGTAACTGTTCTAAATTGATTCCATCCGTCGAAACCACCAGCCGGAGCTACAGTGAATTTAGCCTGAGATTTTGTATAATCTGAAATAGAGCCTTTTGTACCAGTTACAAACAAATCTGTTGTTGCACCACTTTCCATGTGGAAGCCTTTTATTGTTGTAACACCAGTTGTGATAGCACCTTGATACTTAAATAAATCTGCTTCTATTGATTTTATTGAAGCCTTTTGACCTACTAAATTAGCAGTAAACAAAGTATAAGCTAATTCAGAAATTCCTAAATATGTTTTAGAAACAGTATCAGTAGCAGCATATGATGTTTTGTATAATAATTGAGTAGAAGTTAAACCTGAATCTGCGAATGTTCTCAAATTGTAACCTTTAAAACCTGCCGGAACTGTGTTTCTTGGGAAATTATCAGCCAAAGTCACAGTTACGAATTGGGAAACTCTTGGATATGTTTCATCTGTTGTACCTATTGCTTTACCTATGAAATTCGGCTGAGTGTCATCCATTGTAAGACCCCTATATAATTCCAATCTTCCATTAGTTAAAGTATTAGCATCTGTATCCTCGAATTTACGAATAACAACATCAAATACTTTATTTGTGTTGTCTATATTAGCTATAGAAATTTTTATTTCTCTAGATGAGGCATCTCCATCAGAAACTGTTTCAAAATAAAACATATCTCTTACTGATGAACCTATAACTTTTGAAACAATCATCGGTGTTGTAGAATTCTTATATGAATCTGCAAAATTTGTAAAATTAACCGTATTGGAATACGATAAACCTTCAAGTAGATTTAAAGTTCCTGCCGAAAATGCTTGTCTTATAAAATGAGGTGTCACAACATCAACAAATAAACCATAATCGCCTGCTACATTTTTTGGATTAGTACCTAAAGAATTTACTATATAACTTTTTTGTGTTTCATCTAAAGAAACATTAAGAGTTGAATTAGTTAAAGCAGTCAATGGTGTATTAGATCCACCGGATAAACTAAATACACCTAGAGGAGATCCTAAACCAGACACAGTCAAATCTGTTTCTGCCGAATAATATGGAGTACCATTTCCATCTTTTTTACTTCTAATAACACATAAAGTTGCTCCAGAATAGTCATTCGATATACTTACGTTACTGTTCAATGAGAAAGTATCTGGAATTATCAAATCAGTCCCATTACCACCAGTAGATATAATACCAAGCGAAGATGCTACAACATTGAATGCTGCAGAATAAACAGCTGTTGTTACAGAACCACTGAAGTGAATATTTACAGTGTTACCACCAGCGGTATTACCAGAAATATCACCACTAACACCACCAATATAATCCTCTAATGTATTAATTGTAAAGTTTATAACTGATGTGGTATTTGCATTAAAAGTTATTCCAGATCTAGATGTTGTACCAGAATATAAAGCTCCAGTAGGTGCAGAGATGATCCATGCAGGAGAATTTGTGAAACCAACTTTTCCTAACACTCTTGTCATCGTCAACTCAGACGATTGATTCAAAAATGCATTTGCCACGTAAGGCAAAGGATAATCTGGATTGGTACCACCAAATCTGAACAAGAAATTCTCTTGTGATGGAACTTTTACTGGTTCAAATGCGGGACCTTTTAAGGTTAATCCCACCATTCCCAATCTAGTTATACCTATTCTTGAAGCGAAGAACGTGAAATCTTGCTCTCTTGTATATACTCCCGGTGAAACGAATACTGTTTGTGCCATTTATTTTTATATTTTTATATTTTATGTTATTATTTTTTATTTTTTTGATTTTTTTAGAAATCTTCAAAATTTGCTCCAGTAGGAAGAACTTGGAATGTAAGATCTATAAATTCAAGAGCCGGTGTAGGTTTAATTGCTATTTTACCAGTTAAAGTATTTCTATCAGAATCTTCAGTAGCTGTATTAAAATCATCTACTGTAACTTTATATGCGAATATACCTCTCTGATTTTGTATTTGTAACAATATAGGCTCAACTTTTGCTAAGAATTGGTCACGCACTGTTTGATCGTTTGGTTCGAATAACAATGTCTGTGAAGCAGCTGCAACTAATCTTCTAACTTGTAACAACAATCTTCTAACATTTATTCTATCCAAAGCAGATTGTTCAATTTGCATAGTTTTCTGACCTTGAATTGTTACACCTTGTTGAGCAACTGTATTAATCGGATTAATATTTGCATCATACAAAGTATCACGATCATCTCTAGAGAGATTTATGTCAGCTCTAACACAAGTCACTTGACCTCTATTTAGACCTGCTGGTGCGTACCAAGAATATGCAATATTATCAGTTAAAGCTATATTTTTTACAACTTCTGAAGTTGGAGAAATATAAATGAATTTATTACTTGTTGGGTCTTCAATTTGAATCCAAGGCCAATATGTAGCTGCATAACTAGAATCAATACCAGATTCTTCTACAGCAGCAGCAGCTTGTGAAGCGGTTGCTTTTGCAGAATCAGTAGACAATCTTGGACTTTCTATTACATATATAGAGTCTGCTCTATCTTCAACCATAGTCAAGCAATAATTAACAGCATTCAAATTATCTGAATAATTTACATCTGGAGCAGCAAATACATTTATATCCACAGACTCAGGTGGTGCCATTAAATCAACACAAAGTTTAAATGCGTCTAAATTGTCTTCATCAGCAACATCATTAGTGAAGGTTGGAATTGTATAAGGTTGCCATCCATCAAATCCACCAAAAGGAGCTACTGTGAATTTTCTTTCTGGTTTTTCATAATCAGTCAAACTTGTTTCAATACCAGTATAGAAAGTAGATGTTGGAGCTGTGCTTTCCATATGAAAACCTTTAACAGTAGCTACATCTGTTGAATCAGAACCTTGGAATTTAAAAATATCTTTTTCTAAAGTTTGTATTGCATTTTTTACACCTACAACAACAGATGTTAAACCAGTATATGCTAATTCAGAACAACCTAAATATGTTTTAGAAACAGTATCTGAAGAAAGGTAACTTGTTTTATAAAGAATTTGAGGAACATTAGCAGTTGTGCCAGTTCTTAATGTATAACCTCTGAAACCAGCAGGAACTTGATCTTGTGGGAAATTATCTGCTAAAGTTATTGTTATGTAATTTGATTGTCTTGGATATATTTCATCCGTTGTACCTATCATTTTACCAACAAAGTTTGGCTTAGTTCTATCCATTGTACATTGACGGAACAATTCTAATCTACCACTAGTCAAAGTACTTGCATCAGTGTCGAAAAATCTTCTTACAACTAAATCAAATGTATTATTGGCAGGATCTAAGTTTACAAAAGAAACTTTTATTTCTGCAGCAGAAGCATCACCATCAGATATAGTTTCAACTTTAAACAAATCCCTAACCGTACTTCCTACAACCTGACCAACAATCATTGGAGTTATAGAATTCCTGAATTGTTCTGTATAATCCTTATATGCATCATTTGACTTAAATTCAAATGAAGTTGTCAATGCTGTTCCTATGTTACCAGCAATTGTTGATGCTGTATATGTAGCACATTGACCAATTAAGTGTGGGAAAATTGAATCTACATAAAAACCAGTATCACCATCAAAACTTTTAGGGGTTTGACCCACTAATTTCAAAATATAAGTATCATCAGCTTCATTAAGTGATACAGTTATAGCTGAACTAGAAAATCCAGTGATAGGTCCTGTTGTTCCAGAAATTCCAAATGAATTTAATAAAGTACTTGTTCCAAATAATGTTAAATCTGTAGAACCAGTATAATAAAAATTTCCAGTATTCGGATCTTTTTTACTTTTGATAACAGATAGCGTAGTACCACTCCACTCATATGCAGAAGCCTCCGAAGTTATCAACCATGCATTTGAACCTGAATAACCAACCTTACCAAGTACTCTTGTAAGAGTCAATTCAGATGATTGTGATAAAAATCTGTATGCAACATATGTTAAAGGATAATCAGAGTTTGGATTACCAAATCTATTAGAAAACCCTTCTGATGAAGCAATTTTTATTGGTTCAAAAGCAGGACCTTTGGGCGTTAAACCGACCAATCCAAGTCTGGTTAAACCTATTCTTGAAGCGAAGAATGTGAAATCTTGCTCTCTTGTGTATACTCCCGGTGAAACGAATACTGTTTGTGCCATTTATTTTTATATTTAATTTTTTTGTTTATTTATTTTGGTTTATATATTGTTCAGCATCTTTTTTTGCTTGAGCCATTTTATCGATTGGTTCCTCATTAATTATTATCATTTCTCCCATCCTAAAAACACCCAATTTATTCAGATAATCTTGATCAAATTCATCGATTTCGATGATTTGTCCGGGCTCCAAAAGTTCTCTTTTTCTGATATTTCTGAACCCATACTCAACTTTGATCCTTCTTCCTGATATATTTTGAGCTTTCAATTTTCCTATTCAATTTAAAATAAATAGTAAATAAATTTTGAAAGTCGCAGGAAAAAAAATTAAAATTGTTTAAAAATTGATATTTTCAATTATTCAATAATGATATTAAACTTTTTTGATTAAATACACTTTCAAAAATTAATCAAGCATTTACATCAAATACTACAAAATTATTCGAAGTGTCATAAAAGCCTAACTTCGATACACCACCCTCTCTAGTAAATATTTTTTTAGTTTGAGAATCATATATGTATGTAGAACTTGTAAAATCTCCAACCACAGTAGCATTTTCACAATAATTATTTTGAATTATTTTACCTGTTAATATACCAGAAGAGTTTGTATTAAGATCAGAATTTTCTAAATAATTTCTAACAATATCACTTGTATCCAAAAGACATTGATCAATACTGGATTCAGGCATTATTTTATTATACAATATTTCAGAATCTAATAACTGATTATAACTAATAGATGAAGCAGCTAAAATATTTGATGCTATAAGAGAATATGTCCTATTATAATTAAATGAAATGACACTGTCATTTAATTCGTTTCTATAAATATGTGATGTAGTAATACCTGTGTTGTAATTAATATTGCAACTATTTTTCAAAGTATTTTCAGAAATATTTGACCCATCAAATATGTTATAATTTATTAAAGAAGCATTTTGACAATGATTAAAATTACAAAAAACACTACTAAATTGATTATAGGTTATTTCTGAAAAACTTTTTAAATAATTTTGATTTATTTGACTTGAGGTTAAATTATTCTCAGCAATTTTGCTGTGATTATCAATAAAATTTTCAACTATATTGCTAGAATTTTGTAAAATATTATTATATATCTGCGAACTATTATTAATATTATTATAACTTATGTTTGAATTACTAGCATTGTTACTATATATTGATGATTCGAAGTTTAAAATATTATTATACAAATTATTATTTAGAAATATATTTTGATTTATATTGCAGCTTTCATTCATAAATAAGCGGTTCATAGTACTAGCAGTCAAAAAATTACCATATATATCACATGATGAATATAATTTACAAGACTCAATAGTACTGCCACTATTAAGGCTATTATTTTGAAAATAACAAAAACTATCCAATTCAATTGCATTTAATCTAGTTTGTAAACCAAAATAGTTATCATATAAATATGAATGATCTAAACTTATATTAATTGCTAAATCTCCTTTAAAATTAATTAATTCGCAACGTGAGTTTACTATTTTCAAATTTGATATTCCTAAAAAATAATTATTAGTTTCAGCAAATAAAACATCAGAATATAGACCAAATGGAATGCCAACAATTGGATTATATTTTAAATATAACTGTGTTTCGTTTATCCACCATGAATATTGTGATGGATCATATTTAGCTAAAATTTGATTATCAGCATTATATCTCTCTATTAAAATTCCGTTAGTCCAATCTACTTTTATTTCATCAATAATTTTGTTGTAATGTGTTACATTTGAATAAGGCAATTTTAACCAATCTGTACCATCCAATTCAAAAGCATCAACTGAACTACCCGTATTACCGCTTATGTTTTCCCAAGCATATCCACCCCAGTAAACAACTTGACCAATAGTGTAAATAGGAATTGCTGATAAATCTGGATTATCACCGTCCCATATTCCCATTAAACCAGAACCATCATTGTTTAAGTAACTATTTGGATCAGTTATGTATTTTGGATTATAAAATTCCCCAAAACCAGCATCAGATATTTCTGATGTCGAAATAGCTTGCATATAGATTGTAATTCCCAAATCATTACCATCATCATATAAAATTTCTGGCAAGTGACCAAATGGGTTATCCGTGGAACCACTTAATCTATTTTTATTAAATCCTGTTATTTTATATGTTGAACCGGGAGAAAGTGTTGAGCCAGTAATTAAACTCTTTAAATTCTCGTATGTAGTTTCAATATTTACGTTATATGTAACTGTAGCCATAGTTTATTTTTTTTATTTATTATTTTGAAAATATTTTTTAATTCTTTTACTTAATCTAACTCTTGGATCATTTTCATTTCTGTTCATTTTTTCATAAGGAATCATAAAACCAAAACTTAACATTATTCTTTGTGAATTAAATTTTCCAGTTTTATGCTTGAACAAAGAGGCTTCAAAACAATACAAATCTTTATTTTTTACTAAAAATTTATCTTTCTCAACAAAAAAATCATAGTCTTCTGACAAAACAGATAAATTACATTTATAATTTATAAAACCATCTACTGAAGCATCGTAGTGAGGACTAACTTCACCACCTTTATCCATATTTACAACTTGTAAAAAAGTATTGTTCAAATCAAAGTTAAAATGATCTGCTATTTTTTTTTGTAAATCGAGTATAAATTCTGGAGGTTTATTATAAAAAATTTCTCCAATTGATTGGTATTCAGTTATATAATTAGTCATTTCGTTGTTAGATATATCAAAAATAAATGAATTACCATTTAATGTTTTAGATATTTCATTTAAATGATGATTTGGTTTTTTATAGGAATGATTCAAAGATTTTGTCCAAACTATTATTTGTTCAACTTGTGAATCACTGATAAAATTCTCTATTTTTTTATAAGTTTCAGACCCCATTTATCTAAGAATTCTTTTGGACCAATATTTGCTTCCATTATTGATAAATTTTGTTTTGCTAAAATTTGATTCATTTTTGACTCTTCTCCAGCCATAGTGCAAAACCAATGGGTTGCCGGATATTCACCAGTTGGAGAAACAGGTATCTTCATAATATCTTTGCTAACCCAAGCTTCTCTAACTTGTTCAACTTTTGAATTTTCAGTTAATATATTTATTCTCATTTTTATTTATTTAAGTAAATTTTTAATAATCTTTCTTTCTTGTTTTGTAGTGAATTTAGACTTAGTTAAATTTACTATTTCTTTGATTTGTTCTTCGGAATATGAGTTTAAAAGTATTGATTTAATATTTTCACATTCTAAATAAGTCATTTCGAAACCATCTCTTGAATCATCAACCCAATTATCATTATCTATGGATTTTAAAAATTTATTATCCGTAGTCCTTTTTATTAATTTTATCATTTTTATATTTTTTAAAATTTTTTGTTTTAATCTGCATAAACTTCAAATGACAATATTCCACTCGAACAAAATTGATTTGCTTTATTTGTCGGTATTGTTAATAATAAGCTTATTTATTATATATCTTGTTAACATTATTTTAATTTGTTATATCTGTTATTACTAAAACATCATTTTCATCATAATAAGAAAGTCTCAAAGCCTGATCCGATCTTCTGAATATATTACAGTTATAATAACCATAAACCGTAGTTGCAGTTGTAAAATCTATGAAAGCGACATCGTTTGTAATAGTATTTTGTTGGAAATAATCTACTACAGTATTGTTTGTAAAATTATCTCTTATAAAATTATCATAAAAATATTCTCCTATTGTATTATCATAGAAATTATTTCCTATAATATTTCCTTTATATTGACCTCCTCCAAAACCAAATCCATCCTGTATTTCATTTGATGAAAAATTTACACCAATAGAATTATGAGAAAAATCACCTAAATTATTTAAATAACAATAATCACCAATTGTGTTTTGATTAGTTTGACCAGAAAAATTATTAACCGTACAACCGAAACCTATATTGTTATATCCAAATTCTTGAAATATCTGATTTCCTTTGAAATCTGTTTTTAATCTATTACTCCAAAAATTTGTCAATATTAAATTTCCTTTGAAATTATTCATAATTTCATTATTCTCAAACAAATATCCTCCTATATTATTAATTATTCCTATTGTATTAGTATTGAAACTGTCGCCAATATTATTTTTCCAAAAATTATTATATATAGAATTTTGATAAAAGTTGTAACCTACTTTATTTTCATTAAAATTACCTATAAATGAATTCTGATATACAGTTCCTATCATCGAATTATTCTGAAAACTTCTATCAATTAGATTTTCATAAAAATCATCTCCAATATTATTATTATAGAAATCACCATTGCTGAAAGTCAAGAAATTTCTTGCGAATCCATCTCCAATAAAATTATTATCAAAATCTTGTCCATCATCATCTCCCAACATATTATATTCAAAATAATTTCCAATTCTATTATCTGCCATATCACAAATTATAATATTATTTCTAAATCTAACCCCTACTTTATTTCTATCAAAATCATCGTTTATAATATTATATTGAAAATATGTACCTGTAGTATTAGAATCCATATCATCATCAAAAGTATTACTAAATACTCCATCTCCGAATACATTATTTTCATAGTTCCCATTTAAAAAAACGTTGTTTGATAATAAAAATGTATTTTCATCACTATTATAAAGAGACGCATAATTTCCTAAATAAGTATTATAATTTTGATTATTATTAAAAGTATAGTATTCACTATATCCTGAGGATGTAAACAAATTACACTGAAATGGATTCAATTGTCCCATATACTCTCCACGAGAATAACCAACATTAGTCATTGATACAATTGTTGTTCCTGTAACTTGCATACTAGTATTATCGTTAACAGCAATTATTTCATAATACATAAAACAACCAATTGGAGAATTGTACGGTGTATAAACTGCCAATACATCTCCTTCTATAAAATCTGAACTAAATGTAGTACCTATACCTGTTACCAATCCGTTCCCACTATCAATAGATACTGTACCTTGATAAAATCTTTCGCAATAATATGTACTATATCTTTTAAATTGAACTGCGACAAAATCATAATCAGCTCTATTACCATACTCGTCAATACGTTCTGTAATTCTACCCTTTGCTAAGTTATTAGTGACTTCAGTTGTTGTAAAATCTATATCATACTTTATTGTATGATTTGGAAACGTTGGAGAATAAACATTTGAAGAAATTGCATTTCCTGAAATAGCTAACACTATTAATGGTTCAGTATTTCCGGTTTTATAATTTCCTGATGTAATTGCATTTCCCATGTTATCAAAATCTGGTTGATCATAACAAGTCTGGAAATCAGTAATTAAATAATTAGTTCCAGCACTTAATGTACTACCTGTGTAATAATTATATAATTCATCATATGTAACACTAACTATACTACCTACAGAAATAATTCCAGTCAAATTACTTCCATCTCCATAGAATGAATTTGCATAAACATCCCCACTTAAGTTTAAAATATTAGATATTGAATCAAATGTAAAATTTGAACTTGCACCAAAACTATTATTATCATTGAACTGAACCTCTGAATTATTACCTGCTGGATTTGTTGTTCCACCAGAACTTGCTCCTGATAACGATTGTAAGTATGTCAAATTACCATCCATTTCGGATATGGTAAGTTTTGAACCTTTAACTGATCTTAATACTAATCCCATTTATTTTTTTTATTTTAATTTATTCTAAATAATCATCTACATATCCATTGACCACGAAATCATTTACAGTACCAATCATCGGATTTGGGTTATTCAAAGAAGAACTACCACCACTTTCACTTATATCAATACGAATCTTGTTGATTGCTTGGACTTTTTCCCACAATCTAGGATCCACAATTTTACCATGTAAAGTCATAGGAACAACAACGCTAAACCTTCTATCTGCTTCTATGTCATCTACAGTATTTTCTTCCGAAGGATCACTCATTTCGGTGAAAAGAGGATAACCATTAATGTTTATGTATGCTTCTTTGTCAGAAAATGTATTCGCAATTATTTCCTCATAATATACATTAGTATCTTCCATGTAATGAGAAAAAAATCTTAATTCATATTCAATATCTACCCTTGGAGGTTGAGGAACTTTATAAATATCATATCCCTTAATTAGACCATCAAAGTTCGCTACCTTCAAAAAAGTAAATTTCTTTTTTTTGGGTATAGTTGAACGTTTTAAAGGATTTTCACCCGGTTTAACGGATTTTCTCCTTAAAGTCATAAAAGGCATCGTAATTTCCTGCCCAGCTTCATCTCTAAGATATTTAAAATTATTCCTGAATTCAGCCCATCGTTCTTGAGTCAAAAATATGACAGGAACAGCTCTTGTATTAGCCCTTTCATCAATAACAGAAATTTCTAATGAACGAATAAAAGATATTAGACCATCATCCATATCTTCCAAAAGAAGCCTTTGTGGAAGATAATCAAAATTTCTAAAGCTTTGATTTAAAAAATTATCAATATTTCTAGTTATAGACATGTGATTTTTATATCTATAAATAGAAGAAATAATTTAATAAAAAAACACTATTTCTAAAAAATGCAACCTACTTTAGGCAATGAAATTGATAAAGGTTAATTCATTTGACATTCTTTTGTAAAGATTATTTTTAAATATGAAATAGGAGGAGTCTAATTCCATATATCTTATAATTTTATAACTAACGTTAGATCTAACTTTCTCTACTCTCTTTTTATCCTCTAAAACTAAACCTAGTGATTTAGCTTTATCTATAAACCGACTTCCAGTGGATTTAGACTTCCTGCCAAAACTATTAGCTATTTTATTTCTAGATAAAGTCAGATCTGTATTAATTCTTTTATTCCGTAATAAATTATCATTAGAATTTTGAAGTTCACGCTTTTTATATTTTTCAGTCAAATGACTAAGATATTTTCTCAAATACCTCTTAATTTTTTTCCGTGTGGACTTTGCCTCAATTTTGCCGAACTTCTTTAATTCTTCAGATAATATTTTCTCTTTTAACTTAAATTCCTGTGTATGTAAATTTTCTTCCAAAACCAGAGTTTTCAAAATAACTTCCAGCTCTTTCGGATTTTTATACGCTAACTTATACCCCTTTTGGGTTTTAATCTTAAATTTTTCTTTAATTTTATTGAAACTAGAGAAATATAAATTATTATTTTTTTTCTCAATTAAACCGTTTTTAATTAGGAATTTGACTTTTGATCTTAAATTTGATTCAGAAATCCCTAATTTATTAGCAAAAAAACTATATCTTTTAGTAATATCTAAAATAATTCCTCCAGAATATAAAAATTTAAGAGAATAGAATACACTAATGGCTTTTAACCATTGGTTATCCTTAGCTAGTATTGTAACTAGCCCTCTATTTATTTTAATAGTATTTGCCAACTGACAGTATGAAAACTGTCAAATTTATTATAAAAAATTATAAAAAACAAAGTGATTGTTTAACGGGCTTGGAATACGTCAGAGTTAACCTCGACTCCTTTTATTGTTATATAGAAGAATTTATCTGATCCAAAAGCGTATTTATTATTAATATCTGACGCACCGTTATCAATAATCTCATAGTAGTTTCCTTTGTGATATATAAAATCACCCATACGAATAGTAGCGTTAATTTCCTCTAAGTGAGTCAAATACACATGTGCTGTAAACTTGCCTAAACCTTCTCTAATTAATCCACCCGGAGCAAAATAACTTGGAGAATCTGTTTCGACTGTTACTCTTCCGAAAATTTCAATAGGTGCTTCATAAACTTTTTGTTTTGCCTCACCGTAAACTCTATGTGTTTTGGTAGTTCGATAATCAATTCTATAAAGTAGAAAACTTTCTAATAAAATATCATTTACAATTTCCCTACCCATCCCATCTAATAAACGTCTTTCTTTTTCTCCAAAAAATAATCTTATACCTTTTTTGTTTACGTCTAATTCCTTAGCCTCCTCTGGTTTGGGTACCCTCTCGTTTCTGAGTTCGTTATTATTTGATGGTAAATCTGCCATTTATTAACCTATGTAAATTCCTAACATATTGTAGGATAGTGTTTTATTTATATTTTCTTGCATAGAAGAATTATTTTCAAGCAATGCTTTGAAATTTAATTTTTCTAATTGAGTTTTAATTTCTTCTTTCAAATTAGCCATATCATCTTTAGCAGTTGATAAAAGATCGGAACTGTTTAAAGTTAATTCGGCATCTGGAATTGGTAAATTTCCTCCAAATTTACCTCTAATTGATAAACCTAAAATTCTCATCGATATTGCTAGAGCATACCTTTGAACCCAATATTTACCATTTGAATTTAATTCATCATAAGTTAAAAATTCTAATCTTGCATCAGCAGGACCGGATACTAACCCATTTCCTTGAGATCCTGTTCCTCCTGTATAATTTGGATTAGCAGAATAACCACTGTAAGACCAGTTACCAGCTTGACCTATTTCATCATAATAACGATAAAATACAGTTCCGGGAGTTTGACCACCAACACCACCAGTAATACCATAAACAGTATTGCCCGTATTATTTGGTATTGGATATAAACTTAACCTTTTTGTTCCATTAGCAGCACCAGTAATTCTATAAGAATATTCAGCAGATCTAACTTTATTTCTAACTTTTGCTGATGTAGATGTTAATAAAGTATCAAAAACTGGCATAATATAATATAAACTATGACCAGCGAATGATGCACCAAATTCTGTAAATGCAATATTTGAATTCGAAAACGCATCAAGACCAAATAAATTAATCATTGATGGCGTAAACCATAAAATTTCATTTATTTCTCTTCCAGCTGGTATAAAATAATCTTGTGTGCCAGCAGAAAGAGTAATTGAAGCTGTTTTCATTTCTCTAATTGAGTCAGAACCAGCTCCAGCTTGCTCAGAATAAGCTTTAGAAAAAGATCTTTCAAAAGAAAAATTATTTGAAACGTATTTTAATGTAAAATCAATGTCTTTTGGCAAACCTAACATCTGCGACATTCTGTTCTCTAAAGACCAATTATTTATAAAAGTAGAATATTCTCTGATGGATTTACAAAAAGCAACTTCTAATTGTGAATCAGCCAATTCAACTTGGACAACTGGTTCTCCAAGTTCTTGACGAATCATATAGAATAACTCCTGTTTATCAGTTTCAGAAGTTCCACTCAGACAATTAAATACACAATCAGACATTTAAATTTAAATTATTGATTAGCACCTTTACTATAGAAAGGATTTGTGTCATATTTTGATTTGAAAGCTACCCAAGTTCCAGAAGAAACTGTTACCCCTGATACTAAAATATCTATAGATGTACTATTAACCGTTGGAGTCCAAGTAAATGATGGACCATTCAATGGATAAATGACTATAGATCCTGCGGTCAAACAAAACAACTGATGAACAGTAGTTCCTGTTCTATAGCCAGTAGAATCGAACGGATAAAAATTGTAATTTCCGTTGGTTAACAATGGAATTGCTTGATAATTAGCTGCTGTATTTCCCATGATAAATTTTAATTATTTCTAATTTATAAATAGTTTGAAATAAACTTTTTATTTTATAATTTTAATACATGCAGAAAAGTGTTATAAAAGAATTTTATAATAATTTGGACGAATTCAGCAAAAAATTAGTCGAACATTATATTGATAACGATTATGTTCCAAAAGTTAGAACTGGGTTAGGAAAAAAAAATAATTTTTTTTATGAGCATAATTCCAAAAAAGGGGTTGAAATTGTCCGCGAAATTATTAAATTTAAAAAATTACAGTTAAATTCAGGGTTTTTGACTTTAAATTCAAAAAAAGTGTTTAAATTTGTAACTAATTCTGTTGAAAAACGTTTTAATTCAAAAAACAAAACAAAACAAAATGAAAGCAAAAGTAAAATACCCACTTCTCGGACTGAAAAAAGGTGAATTTGTTGAAATTCAAAAAGAATTTGATTCTTATTGTCTAATTATTCATGAAAATTCACTTATCCGAGTAGATAAGAAAAATTTAGAAATACAAAAAAAATAATGGATTTTTTACTTCATTTAGTTGGATTATGTCCTGATACAAATAGTCATTTTGATTTAATTAATCTCTATATGGTTTATATAGAGAATAATTTCAGCTTCAAAATTTTATTAAAATATTTAGAACAGAAAATAAATGCGTAAAATATATAACCAAATAAAATTTCTTATTTTCTGTTGGTACAAAGGTCATAAATTTGGAACCGTAAGATTCCATAAAGATTCTGAAGAATCTATTTGTGCAAGATGTGGTTATAAAAGAAAGAAAAAATTTAGAACTTATTATGATGATGATTTCTTTATTTACTGAAATTCTCTCGTATTAATTTTGATACAATCTTTCTAATCTTGCTCTCTTGAATATTATTTTTTAATTCAGAATCAATTTGATTGATTAGTTTATCAGCTGTGTTCAATATTTTAGATTTACTTCTTTCTAAAGATTCTCTGTCTGCACCTAAAGCAGCAATATTGTATTTACTAGCCTCAGATTGAATTCCATAATGATTCTTAATGATTTGAGCAACACTTTCAGTTCTAACTTCTAATTGCTCACGATCTTCAGGTTTTACTTTAGCTTCACCACCATAACTTTCTGCCAGCATTTTCTTTGCTAACGCAGAAACAACTCTATTGAAATTTTTTAAATCTTCTTTATTTTGCTTTAAAGGCTCAGGTATAAATGTGCCAGTTTTTTCACATACAGTAAGAATGGCATTAAACAAGGGAGTCAAATTTTGTTCATAATCCTTTTCTAAAACATTATAATCTGCATCTCCTTCCGGTTCTATTATTTCTCTTCCCGGAATAGCCTCAACCATGTTATTAGTATAAACCATCGCAGTTTCAAAGCCACCAGTTCTTCTACCATAAAGACCTTTTGAAGTTATATATTTTGCTAATTGATATTCTTTACCTTCAATCGGTTCATTCATAGAATATCCTTGATCTTGTAAAAAATCCCTAATTACATCCGGATTTTCTTTCGCCCATTTAACCTTTTGTGGAATATCAGATTTTCCTTTAGTTTGTAATGAAGATTTAGGTTTAGTAATTACAATTCCATTTTTAGTAAATTCATCCTTAATTTTATAACCAACTCCCTCCCAATAATCTTTTGGTCCAGCCAAAGATGCAGTAGGGTCAGCAACTGTAATAATAAGTGAATTTAATAAAGAATAATTCCAAGCAGTATTTCTAGTCTGGAATTTTTTCGCTCTTTCGTAGTTATCTATCAAAAATAAGAATATAGTATCATCCTCGATAGCTCTTTGTAAATCTTGAAAATATTGTTCGAGTCTATTTTTAATTTCTGAATTTTCAGTGTTATCCGCAGCGTTTTCAATAGCCTTCTCTAATTCTTGAACATTATTAACTACACTTCTTAGTTCTTTTACATC